TATTCGCTGCACCTGTTCAAACTCTTGCAGACATGAAGCACTCAATCACAACTTCAGCCCAGATTCAGTTAGATGCTGCATATAGTTCTGCTTCACGCATCGGGACGACTTACAGCGTTACAGGCAACAACGTCACTCCGAGTACTACTGTTTCTGGTACTACAACCTCTGGGGCTATTGGAGGATTGACGGCTGATAGCGTCACTTCAGGAGTTCCGGCAATAGTGGATACAGACTTTGCTATAACAACCGCAGGGTCGGCTTATAGTTTGACGGAGAGCCTGACAGTAGGAGACGCAGTACAAAGTGCTACAACAGTGACAGGAGGAGTGGTGCCAGCCTTACCTTCTCTGGGAATAACTCTTACAGGAAGTGGAGGAGTTTCTGGAGGGACGATTACTTCACTAAGTTCAGGAGTTCATACCTGTAGCGGCACTATGGGAGCAGGTTCTAGTTGCACTGCACAAACAATAGTCGAGTCAGTAGTGGATTAAATGACTCGTCTTTTATTGTTTTTATTAATATTGGTAATTCCCGAAAAGGCAGTCATAGCAGTGCCTGTCGTCCCTAATTTTTCTTCAGGGTCAATGTCAGCAGTTACAAGAACGACTCAAAATATTACGGAGAGTATCGTTTCGACTGACTACAATACAGGGCATACTCTATCTATTACAGGGACTAATTTAAATATTAATGGTTCTACAATGTTGCCAGACCCTACAACTATTAATCAAACAGTAAATGGAACAACTTATTCATGGACAGGTGCAGACCTAACAACTATGCCAAATGTAACTATTCAAAATGCAGGAGCTCCTTTTCAACTGAACCAAGTTTATCAAGGACCCGGAATTTCGAATATTACAAACATAACGAGAACAACTCAGGTAGAAAGCGTTACAGAAACTACTTCTACGTTCTCTCAATAATCCTTGCGTTAAATCCTTTAAAGGTATTGGCAAACACCTCGCAAACGGCTGCGCCAGTAGCAAATAGTTCCGGAAGCGTTACGAATATGGCCATCCAATCCCTTCAGGGAAATATGATTCAGAATCAGTACGGAAATGGCATTGTATGTCAGGGACCTATGCTTACAGCTTCTCCGTTCCTTACTGACAGTCATCAGCAGCAATATCCGAAGGAATATTGGTACGAGAATCCTGTATATGATGATGACGGAAAAATTTTATATCATCAAAGCATAAGAACAGGCCAGAAAGATTCCGCAAGTTTAAATTGGGGATTTAGTGTTACTTTTTCTATTCCTCTTGATAATTCTCTTCAAAAAAGATGTAAAGCAATGGCAGATAAATGGCTTGCGTTGAAGGAGCAAGATTTAAAAGATAAACAATTATCTTGGCACGTTGCTCGTATTAAAGAATGTGGAGAGTTAAAAAAATCGGGTATCGAATTTGCTAAAAATTCTGTTTTCTATTCTTTATGTGAAGATGTTGTAGTTTTGCCAAAGATGGGGCAAGTTCTTCCTCACAGGCATGAGATTCCACCTTTAATTACGAAATAATTTTTTTATAAAATTATTACGATTTTTAATTATTATTCCTTCCAACTCTCCTATTCGACCAAGACAATTTTTAATAAGTTGATCTTTTGCCCAATTTTCTTTATAAAGAGTTGCACATAATCTTCTGATGTCTTCAAGATCATCTGAATTTAGAATTTCTCTAGTGTCAACTTCCATTTGAAATTCTTCTTCCTTTGTTTGTTTAAGGGATAACCAATTAAAAAGGGTTTCATAGTTAGACATAAAATATAGTTGCTTTACTATTTAATTTAAAATAGATTATCTTGAAGACAAGCCTAGAATTGGTTAGACTAATGAAAAAAGAAATCTAGTGGCAGCAGAATCGGTTATAAGATTGAGCGTTATAAATGACGCAAGTCCCAAACTTAGGGCAGTAGATAGAGATGCGAAAAGACTTAATAAAACTGTTAACAAATCAAAAGGCACTCTTAATAAGCAAAATAGAAGTTTAAAAGCAGTAGCTCTTGGTTGGCTTGGAGTAGGTGCAGGAGCAAAGGCCGCAACTCCGGGAATTGTTGGAGCTGGAGTTGCTTTGAACTCCGCATTGGCTCCTCTTATTGGTTTTACAACTGCAGCAGCAGCTTTAGCTGCCATTCTTGGAGTAATGGCAAAACAAGATGCAGCATCAGCAGCATTGAGAACATTAGGAGTAGATGCGGAAGAATTAGTTCCAAAACTTAGAGATGTTTCTGACGAATTAGGAAATCAATTCAGCCAAACAGAATTAACTGTTGCAGCTTATGATGTTGCTTCTGCTGGATTTACGGAAGCTGGAGATGCAGCAATGGTATTAAAAGCTTCTGCTTTAGCAGCCAAAGCAGGAATGGCTGATCTTGCTACAACGGGTGATGCAGTTACAACAGTTTTAAATGCTTGGAAAATGTCAGCAAGTGACGCTGAAATGGTTGCTGACAAAATGCAACAAACAGTAGCAGATGGAAAAATAAAAATTCAGGAATATGCTGACAACATAGGTAAAGTTGCAACAGTTGCTTCAATGGTAGGAGTTCCTCTTGAAGAAATTAATGCTGCTATTGCTTTAACAACTGCTTCAGGTGTGAAAGCTGAAGTAGCCTTTACTGGAATGAAAACATCTTTATTAAGATTAACTGGTGAAGCAGGAGGAAAGAAATTAAAAGCTCTTGGAATAGATATTAGTGCCGCTACTATTGAATCCGAAGGGTTAGCCGCCAACTTAGAAAAACTGGCAGGTTTAGATATAAAAGCTCTGGAACAGATTTTTGGGCAAGAAGCAATACAAGTTATGGGTCCAATTATTGCAAATTTAGAGAAATATAATGAATTATTAGAAAAACAAGCTAACAGTGCAGGAGTCGCTGGTAGAGCTGCGAAAGATCAAGCTATGACTATTGGAGGTGCTTGGAAAGAGCTGACCACAGTTGTTCAGAATTTATTTTCGGACCAATCTGAATTAGCTACATCTGTAGCATTACTTATCCGTATGACTACAGGTGGTATTAAATTAATAACTTCCCTATTACAACCAGTTTTTGACATGATGGCTGGTATTTCTTTTCTCGTAAATAAAACGATAGAAGGGATTCAACATCTATATGAAATTTCTCCAGATTGGGCTAAATGGATGATGAATCCGAATGCAGCTAAAGGACTTTCCAAAGACAAAGATGGTTCTAAAGATGGTAAAGACGGCCAAAAAGATCCTGCTGTAGATTCATTAGAAGAACAAAATAGATTAGTAAATCTTCTAAGAGAGGGTTATCAAAAAGTTGCAGAAACTGTTAGTGGAACTCTGAGAAGCGGAATTAAAGGCTTGATTAAGGGAACTCAAACTTTAGGAGATGTCTTATCAAATATTGCAAACAAAATAGCAGATATGTTTCTTGATATGGCAATCTCAGGAATTTTTAAAGGTCTAAAGATTCCGGGTTATGCTTCTGGAGGAATACCTCCAGTAGGTAAACCTTCAATAGTAGGAGAGAAAGGACCTGAACTTTTTGTACCTCGACAATCTGGAAGAATAATTCCAAATAATCAATTAGGAGGTGGAGGAGGAGTTAATGTTTCAGTAAATGTTGATGCTTCTGGTTCTTCTGTAGAAGGAGATGAACAACAGGGTAGAGAACTTGGTCAATTAATTGCTGTTGCGATACAATCAGAACTAATTAAGCAGAAGAGACCGGGAGGTTTACTTGTATAATGTCTACTTTTCCTTCTATAAATCCTTCTTATGATGCTAATAAAACAACTTCTCCAAAGATACAAACCTCTCAATTCAATGATGGTTACCAGCAGAGAATTAAGTTTGGATTAAATACAAGACCTTATCTTTGGTCTTTAACTTTTGATGTTTCAGAAACAGATTCAGATACAATAGAAACTTTTCTTGAAGCCAGAGCAGATGATGGAGCTTCTTTTGATTGGACTCCTCCAGACACTTCAACTTCTTATAAATGGATATGTTTAAGCTGGACGAAAAGAATACCTTTTTTAAATAGAGCCAGTTTAACCATGACGTTTCAACAAGTATTTGAACCTTAATGGCTACTCCTGTATCAGAATTACAGAAAATAAATCCTAGTAATATTGTTGAACTTTTTCAGCTTGAACTTATTACTGCTATTCATGGATCTAATACAAAATATTATTTTCATAATGGTGTAAGTGAAAATAATAATGCCAATTTGATTTTCGATAATATTGAGTATACAAGGATGCCTATAGAAGCTACTGGGTTTGACTTTAATGGCAAACAGCTTCCTAGACCACAACTTGCTATATCTAATATTTTAGGAACTTTTACAACAATACTTTTAACTTTACCTCAAGGATTGGAAGGTGCAAAAGTTACAAGAATTAGAACTTTAGAAAGATATATAGATCATATCAATTTTAGTATTGATGATA